CAGATCAGCAAGATGGTGTAGACCAGCGTGGCCCACAGTACCAGTTCACTGACTTGGTAGCCCATGACAGTCGCAAGGGATACAGTTGCTGGCGGGCCTGCTTTCGCTACGATCGCTGCCGCCGTTTCTGTGGTTGTGTCTGTCATGGTCAGATGCTCGACTAAGAAGTTGCCAGATTTTACTCGGGTTGAGCGTCTGCGGGAAGGGGCACGTTGCCTTCTTCCAGCCATTTCAGGTACTCGGTGGCGGTCACAAGGCATGACTCTTGTCTACCATCAGGCCACTCCCGCCACACGACCTGAGTTGTCTGCATAGGCAGCATCGGCATTAATTTCCAAATTGGTTCGCTCATAGTTCACATCCATTAAATAGAAGTTGGGCACTCGCGTTTTGTGCCGCAAAGCCCGTACCGTTTCCAGCAACAAGACCTGATGCAACCGTTACATTCAAACGCGCGGAAGATAAAGACCCTTGGTTAAATACCACTGCTGTAGATGTCACCAAACCTGCCCCGCTGTTATACACACCAAAATGTGAGGCGTTTGAAACTGTGATTCCTGTCGGCGCTACGCGAGGTGCAACTGGCAAATCAATTTCAGCAAAAGCAAACGTGCTTCCAGCGCACCAACCTGAAGATATTGGCCCTGAGCCACTCCATGCAGGTAAATACCGCTGACACATCATCAGCTCACGCCCGTAGTCCCTGCGCTCAAACGGGGATGCTTCCACACCGGGTTCAAACTGCACCAGTGACACAGTGCCTGTATTGAATTCAATGTTCAAGTTTGTGCCACCAGTTGCAGTGCCAGTAACCCCAGAGCCAGCGTAAGAGCCAGCACCAATCTTGCCCTGAGCAGTACCAGTCCACGACAGCGCGTATGTGCCGCTGTACAGGTTTACGCCTTCAATCACTTGAATCAACGATCCTGCCGAAATGGTTAGTGTGGTGACGTTGTTGCTTGTGGCGAACGTGTAGGTGCAGCCCGATGCGCCAGCTTTCCAGCGGTCATGGCCGTAAGCACCAGCAGCCAAAGTCACAGTGCCAGATACACCGCGCTGGTTGACCTGAAAGTTGCCGTTGATGATGGCATTGATGACCCCAATAGGGCCACCGTTGATTTGCGAGATGACGAGGTTTCCAGCCATCACAGGGCCTCCAGTTGTTCAGGTGTTGGTCGTGCCAAAGTGGGATGCGACCAGCTTTTGATGTAATCACCTTTGCCATCAGAGTCATTCTGGAGGCGGATGACGGTCACGAAGTCACGGTCTGTGAGTTCAGGGTACAGGGCGATGATGCGTTCGTATAGTGAGGTCATGTTGCGCTCCGAACCATTGATCCGGTAAACCACTTCAACTCCGATTCCGAAGCGCCTGCGAACGCGCTTACCGTCGATAAAGCATAAATCTCGAAATAATCCGTGGAGCCGTTTGCGTAAACGGTGGCTGACCCCGACAACACGGTGTCCGTGTTTGAAGCGTTTCGACCAAGTTCAAACAAACCAGTGCCGTTCTTATACAGCCGAAGCAACTTTGTACCTGCTGCGTTTACGTAACACCCTGCCGACAAAACATAATATCCCGCAACTGTTGGCGTAAAACGATAGTTCGTGGCATTATCAAAACAACCATTTGTGTCAAAAACCTCTGTGCCAAACACAAGTTTTGTATATGCACCCGCAGAAAGCGATTGCGCCGAGGCTTGATAAGCACTAAACGCAGGGCCATTTACAGGCACGCCCGCTGTTGCAGTGGTCAGGATCGTGCCATTGGAGTCTGGCAAATTCAGTGTACGGTCAGTGTTACCGTTCGGGCTGGCAATCGTGAACGTGCCTGTGCCGCTGGCGTTGCCGGAGAGGGCTACTTTAGACATTGGTGAGTCCTTCCACAATTAGTTTCAGTTCTGGCACGCCGGGTGCAGCGTCAATGTCAGCCTGAATGGCGGCGTACTTGTCACGCACGGCTTGACGGGCAGCTTCAGCAGCAGTGGCTTCACTTGGGATGGTTGCCTTGATGTCAAGCGGTGCGAACTCAGCAGTGCGCTTGGCACGGCGAATGTCATGCACAATGGTCTTGGCTTTGTCGAGGTTGACGGTAATCATGCTGTGTATTCCCATGCGTTACGGAATGTGCGGTCTTCAGGGATGTCCGAGACATCAACAATCTTGTATGGCTTGCCTTCAGGGATGTCCTTCATCGCCGCTTCAACAGCTGTCAGGCCGCACTCAGGAGCCGGAATGATGACGGCCACGCCACCATCGTCAGCTGGATAAATGATTCTTTGATTCATAGTGTTCTTTCAGCGGAAGATGGCCACCGAAACGGTATCCAGATCGGGGGTAGATCCACTGGCCCCGTTCAATACTACTCTAACGGAAGTTGTTGTCAGTAGCTGCGTTCTTGGTGTTACGGATGGGTTGACGGCACCACCACCCGCAGTAGTGCCACAAGAAGCCATAACTGCGTAGTTCGTATCAGGCATCGCAGTAGTAAAGTTCACCGTGTAGTCACCCACACCGTTATCCGTAATGCTCGACACATTCCCACTCGCACGAATTGCCACAGTGCCAGTGCCGTTGAAGTTCACCCATGCTCGGCAGGTATAAGACGGAGCCGAACCTGTAGGCGTTGCCAACACGGAAGAACCAAGCGTTACGTTACCACTGAATGTTCCGGTTGTGCCTGTGATCGGCCCAGCAGACTCAAGGTCCGGCGTTGTGATACCGTTTGTGCCGTCTAAAACGATGCTCATGTCTTACCCCTTAAAGGACCACCCAGCGTGATCCGCTGGAGATTGTTACTGTAACGCCCGAGTCTACTGTGATCGGGCCGGTACTCATGGCGTTCTTGGTAGCTGGGATGGTGTAGTTTACAGTCACGTTCTGGCTGTTCTGTACAAACACTTCGTCTGACCCACCGCCAGTGGCACCGCCGCCCACGGAACCCCATGCTGTACCGTTGTACACCTCTGGCTTGTCAAGGTCATCGTTGAAGCGCAGATAACCAGCTGCAGGCGTGGCGTCGCGTTGCGCAGTGGTGCCCACGGGAAGAACCGCAGAACCTGTGCTACTGGTCTTGCGCACCACGTTGTTGATCATGGTGTTGATCGCAGCGGCGTTCAGCCGCAAAGCCACGGTGTCACCAGCCAACCACGATGCAGCCGTAGTACCATCCTGTGCGCGAACAACCGTCAGCGTGTCAGACGTACGAGCCGTGACTTTCACGATCTCCCGCACCAGCGATGCGTTCTCCAGCGTCACGTAGAAGTAATCACCGCTCGTAGGAGCCGGAAACCGCGCTCCGTGGCCAAGCTCCAACACGATGGTTGTTGCTGACGCGTTGATGCCCACAGACAGCTGTGAGGACGCAAAATTGGTAAAGAGAATGTCGTTCATGTTCTGCCTTAAGCAAAGGGCCGCATCTCAACGGCTGTATCTTCCACATTGTAGGCTTTTGTGGCCCTTATGCGTGCGGATGAAAGCAGGAAGGTCCACTGCTTTCCGTGAACCATAGCCTGTTTCTCATTGGTCCAGCTGCGGTTTGGCATGAACATGAGCTCTTGCAGCACGCCATGAAAGACAACGCGACTGAACTCAGCATACAAGTCTGCATCCCACACCGTAGCGTCTTCTGATGGGCGCAGATACCCGCGCATGTACAGCGTACCGGCAACGTCTGGTACAGGAGCCAGAAGAATCTCCCCGACAGTCCGCGATGTGTAATACTGTGCACCGCCAAACTCATTGTCAGGCCAGTTTGGGAAATAATGCTTGACAGCGCTGTACTTCTCTAGTGTCAGATCACGCTTTTGGCCAGACACAACTGTGTAGACGTCCGTCACGTCAGTGCAGACTGCATATGGAAATGGAGATAACGGCGCGTAGTTCAGCTGGTTCACGGCCAACGTCTGTGGCGGCAAGTCCTCTTGCCAAACTTTGCCTCGCTGGCACAGGTCAGTGACAATCTTCTTGGCCGTACGCGAGATCGTGGGCGTAGGGCAGCCGGGCAAAAACGCAGACAGGTAGTCACCCATGGCGTCGAACGCGATGGTACTACTGGTATTTACGACGGGGCTGAGGACAATAGGCATGTGACGTACCCGTTACTTGTTGATCTGCGTAACCGTGAGGATAACAGAAGGCGTCGCCGGACAAAAGGCCGTAGCCGCTGCCGCGTCAAAAGATACCGCTGTGCTACTGACTGCGTACATCAGCTGAAACTCGTCAGCTGCGGCCATGGACAACACAAAATTCCACGCCGGGATGGTCTCTGAGCCACTGCCTGCGATGGACACCTTGGAGGCCGAGTTGGGTACGTCGACCCCGTTCAAGCGAGGCCAAATCCACACGTATCCAACACTGCTGCTACTTTTTACCAGCTGTGCGGAGAATTGAAAGTTGTAGAGCCCAGCGCGGCTGCACACAACCAGCGAGGCGTCAGTTTCATCAACCGACACACCACTAGACACGTCCGTGGTGTCAAACTGCACAGCGTACGCAGTATTTATGGCCGCTGCTGTCTGATCGACCGTGCTGGAGAACACGCCGTAGTGCGTCCGGTTGCCGGGGTAAGCCCGCACCAGCATCAAACCTGTGATCGCGTTTGCAGTGATCACCGCAGCAACGGGGATAGCGACGTTAGGCGCTGTAGGCTCGACGTTGGTCATCGCCCCGGGGATCGAGGGGTGGATATACAGAATATCGCCGCCAGCCCATGTCTCACCAACAGAGGAGCCAGTGGTGTTGACGTCACGCACCTTGCCAAAAGTCGTCGCTTGGCCGGTAGCGCCGGGGAGAATATCGTTGGTCAACACGCCAACGGTGTACAAAGGCTGGAAGGCCTCGTCTGCCACAGCCAGTTCCACGATGGGATTGCTACCGTTGACACCCGTGAACGCCACAACTTGTCCGTTGGTATAAGTGCCTGCTGAGTTGTTCTTGACGTCGATGAACAGCTCTTTGAACATCTGGCCTGTGACGCCGTTGCCAAGGCCGACATCCACTGTGTTGTCCGTAGCGTTCAGACGCATTTCGCCAAGTGTGATGGTGCCAGTGGCCCCAGAGACCACTCTGACTGACGTGAACCGGCCTGTGGACGCTGCTGTAGCCCCGATGGGCGTGCTGTCCACAGTCGACGCCGTGATGGTCGCGTCGCTGATCACCTTGATGATGCCGTCTGCTGGGTCTTCGAGCAAAACGTCAGAGATCGTCACGGTGCCAAACCCAGCCTTCTCCACACGGATGTCGTAGCGACCGTCTGCAGCGTAGAACGACACAAGGCCTGTGGCGCTCGATGTCAGAGGGTTAGCCCGTGGGGTGCTCGTGCTGTTCGTAGAATACAGCGTGGCAAGCGTCTGCGTGCCTGCTGCATAGACAGCTACTGTGGCGCTGTCCAGAGGGACAAGCACCCCGTTGGACATGGCGGTGATGGTCTCGACAAATTTTTGCATTACTTGACCTCATTCTTGGCCATACCAGCCTCTTCAGTGTCAGTGATCTTGCGGGCAGTAAGACCTGCGCCAAGGGCACCTTCGTAGGCGTCTTTGAACATCTTGGCCCGGCTGGACTCAACGTGCTCAGCATCCATGGACTCCATAAGCCAGCAAACGCCGTCTAAGAGCACAGGGAAGTAGGCGTCCTGCAAGGCAATAGTGTCGCCCAACACGTATGTCGGTGCGCTCTTTGCATAGACGATCATGAGTGTCTCACCACCTGCCGCAGGCGGGTAGATGTAGAACCTGTTGGGGTCACGTGGGTAACGCATCCAGTTTGTAGCTGGGCCGCCGGCCTCATCACCCCACCCGGGGAACATGAGGTCCAATACCTCTTGGTTGATCTCTTTGACCGCCCTATTTGCGCTGTTGAGCGCGACATCCATGAGGCGGACTGAGTCCGCAGGGCAAGCCTGCAAAGTACCCGCCACACACGTCACAGGCGATACAGCCGAAAACAAGTCAGGGCGTACTATCACCATGC